TCGCCCTCGACCAGGGTGAAGCCGAAGGTCAGGACGCCATCGCTGAACGTGTAGTCCTTGGTCTGAACGGTATTGACGTAAACACCAACAGGAACTCGGTCTTGGTTGGTGTTGAAAGTGTTTCCAGGAGTCTTGACGACCCCTCGAATGTTGGACATTCGGTCTCCTTCTACAGGGGGTGAAGCCGCACGGTGACGGTCCCTCTGGCGATCACGCCGAGGGCTCGGGCTGCACCGCGGGAAAGGTCGAGGATGCGGCCACGCACGAAGGGGCCGCGGTCATTCACGCGCACCCGCACGGAGCGGCCGGTGGCCACGTCGGTGACGAGGAGACGGGTGTTGAAGCGGAGGGAGCGGTGTGCTGCTGTCAGCCCGTCCGGGCGAAACGGCTCACCGTTGGCGGTTCGCCGGCCCATCGCGTACCAGGACGCGCGGCCGGTCATGTCTGCGGAGGCGGCCCCCGGCGCCATCAGCGCGCAGGCGATCACCGCCCGCAGCGCGAGGCGCTTGAGGGTCAATCAGGAAGTCCTTGGAGGCAGAGGTTGCTCTCGGCCGAGCGGCGCTTCACGAGTCCGAACAGGACCCGGCCACCGGCCTTGTTGAAGGCTTCCATGGCCTCGCAGGAGGCTTCGAGGTTGCCTTGGTTGTAGAGGCGGGCCGCGGTGCTGTTGCAGAAGGCGGCCGGGCCGATGTTGTAGGCGAGCGAGGTGAAGGCCACCTCGGTCTTGTCCGACATGGGTCGGTGGATGCAGGCTTCGACCTCGGTGGCGAACTCGTCCAGACGCTTCAGGAGCAGCGCGTCGCACTGCGGTTTGGAGCTTCGCTGGCCGAGATGGACGCCCTTGGTTTCGCCGTAGCAGATCGTGGGAACGCCCACGGCATCGAGATAGGCGGTCGTGCGCAGGCCCTCGAAGCCACCGACGAGGGCGACCGCGAGGGCCGCCGCGTAGCCGCTCTTACGGAGGCGGCTCATCGTCGGGGCCTGAGACTTTCTCTTGCTTGATGAGACGGAGCCCCATCGACAGCACCGTGAGGAGCACCGAGGCGAGCGCCAGGGTGATCGGTGAGACGAGGGTGGTCCCCGTGAGGATCGGGACGACGGACAGGGCCGCCGTCAGCACGATGTTCAGGAGGTCAAGCCGGATGCTCCAGGCGTGCTTCAGGACCCGCCCCCAGTTGGGGACGAGGCGCATTACAGGATGCTCGACCGGTTGAGCTTCTGGATCACGTCGTTCCGGTAGGCCGGGTCCGAGCGGTAGCGCGGGTCCTGCATGGCCTTCACCAGCTCGGCGTTCGACCGGAACACGTCACCGCCGGCAGCCGGTCCGGTCTGCGACTGGACGAGCTTCGGCTCGGCGCCCAGGGCGGATTCGTACCTCTGCTTCAGGCCGGCGACCGCGAGCTTCGCGGCCTCGGGGTCGTTGCCCTCGATCACCTTGTTGAAGGCCGCGATCTCGGACTTCGAGAGGCCCTGCGCGGCCCAGGTGGTGATCTTGGCGTACTCCTCGGCGCCGCCCACGGTCTCCTTGATGGACGACACGTAGGCATCCGCGCGGGCGCGCTGACCGTCGATGTACGCATCGATCATCGCATCCGGGATGCCGGCTTTGTTCAGGGCGGCGCGGTCCTCGGTCGCCAGCTCGCCGGTCTGCTGGAAGCGCTCGGAGATGGCGTTGTAGTCCAGGCCGACGCTCTGGAGGGCAGACTGGGCGTCCTCGACGCTGGCCTCACCGGCCGCCTCGGGCGGGACGCCTTCGGGGGTCGCAGGCTTCTCCCCGGCGGTCTCCGGGGCCTTGCTGCGGACCTTCTCCAGCTCCGCGTAGGAGCGGGCCAGGCCCTCGACATCGACCTGCCCGTCCTTCCAGAACTTCTCCGGGATGTGGGCAGGACGCTCCGGCTTGGGAGCGTCGGTGGTTTCGGGGGTCGGGGTCTGCTGAGAGGCGTCGAAGGCCGAGGCCATCTTCGCGTCATGCCCCTCGGGGGCCGGGGTGGTGTCCTTGGGCTCGCCCATGTTCAGGGTATGAACGCTCATCAGAAGTGCTCGATTTTCAGGTCCTTGCCGGGATCGGGAAGGGACTTGGGTTCGGGTTGCGTGGCCTCCCCGCCTTCATCGGGCGAGGAGGTATCCACCGGTGGAATGGTCTGGTCAGCCGGAAGCGGGGCCTCCGGCGATTTGCGGGGGTTGCGCGCCATTGGCTGGGTCCAATTGGTCTCGGGCGATGTCGCCCACCTTGTTCACTGCGTTGGGTCCCAGCGTCTTCAGCATCTCCATGAGCTGCTGCTGCTGCTGGGCGTTCGCGATGTCCTGCTCGGAGTTGATCAGGCCATCCATGTCGATGCCGTCCGCGGTGCCCAGGCGCTTGATGTACTCGCCAACGTTCAGGCGCTGCGCGATGGCTTCGGGGCCGAGCGGTTCCAGGTTCTGGAGGAGCCGCTGGAGCTTGGTCATGTCGTTCCCGCGACCCAGGGCTTCGAGCCCCGTGGTGATCGCCGGCTTGATCCCGTTCGGCAGCGGAGGCAGGCGCCCCTGGCGCTCCATCTGGTGGACCAGACGGTTCACGAGGGGGAGCTGGAACTCCTGGGACATCACGCTGTAGACGCCGCCCAGGCTGTCCTCCAGCTCGGAGGCCATCAGGCGGATCTCCTCCGCGGTGACGCGCTCGGCCTGCCGGGTCACCGACTGGGCCAGCATGAACGCCTGGGACAGACGCTCCTCGATCCGCTGGATGGTCGCCAGGGCCACCTGGAAGTCGGACTGCTTCTGGAGCTGGAGCACCGTCACGTCGTCGGCCTTGCCGGCCACCACGGCCCCGTTGCGGGCCTTCGTGACGGTATCCACCCGGGTGGTCCCGTTCGGGTTCACCAGGAAGAGCACCTTGGCGGCTGCCGCGGAGCCCTCGACGATGGCCTTGGAGAGAGCCTCCAGGGACTTCAGGTCGCCGAGGTATTCCTCGACGTGGCCGCGCCCGTAATCCTCGCCGTCGATCTTCGACCAGCGCAGCGGAATCCAGGGGCTCTTGTCGAGCGGATAGGTGCCCTTCGAGCGGGGGATGACGGCCCCGTTCTCGATCTCCTGGTGGACGGTCCACTGGTGCCGCTCGCGGCGGACCCAGGTGTAGAGCTTGACGGTCTTCTGGGGGCTGTCCCCCGTCTCGGCGCGCTCGGCCGAGATGACGCCCCGGATGATGTTCGGGAGCATCGTCGGGGACACGTCTTCCTCGACCACGATCTCCAGCACGTTGCCCATGGGGTCGCGCCGGACGACGTAGCGGTCCAGGCGGTAGCACACCATGCCGCCATCGCTGGGGAGGTGGAGCAGGCAGTTGCCGGAGTTGATGAGCTGCTTGAACGCCTCGAAGGCCGAGGTGCGGACGGCGTTGGTCTCGATGGCGGACTGGACAGCCCGCTCGATCTTGTTGAGGGCCTTCTCCACCTCGCCGCGCATCCCGGGCTGGCCGGTCACCTTCTCCAGCAGGAAGTCGTCGATGGTGTACCGGAAGAAGGGTGCGTTCGGGGGAAGGAGGGCCAGGACGAGCTTGGCTGCGAGGTTGTTCACACCGCGCGAGCCCATGCTCTGGTAGGGGGTGGCGTACTTGGTCGTTGGGCCGTGCCCCGCTGGGGGCATCAAGGTCGGGATGGTCAGCAGGGCTGCGTCGCGAGCCCGGGTGAGAAACCCGAAGCGGGCCGACTCCAACTGGGAGTAGCGCCCCTTCGCGGTGTCGGTCATGGCCTTATGTCGGGATGTTCAGGCCAGAGCCGCCAGCGGCGGACGGGACGGTGGTGTCGATGCGCAGGGCGCGCCGGCCGACACGGTTCGCGTTCACAACGTCGTTCCCGGACGTGTCGGTCTTGGGGGCCGCCTGGGCGACGCTCGCCGTGGGTTCAGCGGGCGGTGGGGCCGGAGGCGGCGGTGCGGGTTGAATAGGACGGGAGCTGCCAAAGCACACGGTCAGGTCACCTTCTGGTTCAAGATGTTCTCGTTCTGCTCCTCAAAGTTACGCTTGAGGAACCGGATGACCCGCTGCTCTCCAACCTTGGCCCAGACCTCGCGGTCACTGTCGTTCAACTCAGGGACCTGATCGGGAAACTGTTCACTCAGAGCGTCTATGAGAACCTTATCAACGATGGGGAATTTCATCGGGGGGTTTCCTAGTGGTCCGAACAATCGGGCCCCTGGAGCGGAAACTCCAAGAGCGCCAATGTCTTAGACGCCGCAGGAGCCGCCCTTGCCGCCGATCTCGCAGATGTCGTGGTGCTGGACCTCGGCATAGGTCCGGCCGAGATGGCCCAGGGCCTCGCGGTAGGGCACGCTGGTCAGGGGCTGCCCGCCCCGAGCACCGTCAGGATAGCAAGTAAAGCCACGCAGACGGGGAGCATACTTTGCCAGAGTACCAGCAAAGCGATTAACGGTGTCAGCATTGTTGTGTTCAGTACCCCATGCGGGGAGGTTGATCGTGGACGAAATAGCCATGTCCACGTAGTCCTGGACATCGGCCTGAAAGGCGATGCGGCGCTCGTAGTCCTGGGCGAGGTCGATGGCGCTCTCGATCTTCTCCGGGTCGGCCCCGTATCGGTCGATCAGCTCCTGGGCCGCGCCGTCCACGACGAACTGGTAGTGCCAGTCCGTGCCCTTGAGGAACCGGCGCTTGTAGGCGACCGCGAACAGGGGCTCGATGCCCGTGGTGGTGCCCGCCAGGATGCCGATGGTGCCCGTGGGGGCGATGGCCCGGAAGGCCACCGGGTCCGACACGTCCAGCTCCTCGGCCAGGTCGAGGCCGGCGAACTCGCTGGTGCTGGCGTAGATTCCGAGCCAGTCATGCAGCTCGGGGGTCACCTCGTAGCGCTGGCCGCGCTGGATGAGCCACTCGTGGACGCCCATCAGCCCGAGCCCGAGGCGGCGGTTCTTCTCCCGCGTCTCGTAGATCTTCTGGTAGGGCAGCCGGGCCACCAGGGTCCCGCACAGCAGGAACTTGGTGCCGAGTGCGACCACCTTGTCGAACTCTTCGAGGGTCGCGATCCGGCTCATGTTCACCGAGCCAAGGTTGCACACGTCGCTGTCGTCCTCGGAGGTCACCTCGGTGCAGGCGTTGCGCAGCGTTTCCCGGGCCTTGTCCCCGAAGTTGAAGGAGAAGCCCGGCTCCGCGGTGCGCAGGGCCTGCTCGACGTTGAGGCGGAAGATCTCGCCCACGTCCCCCGTGGCGCGATAGGCGTCCAGCCAGTCGTCGCCGTAGTTGAGGGAGATGTTGGTCATGTCGAGCGGCGCGGGGAAATTGAAGTCCTGCTGCTTGATGTCCCACAGGGACAGGCCGGTATTGCCGACCGGCATGTTGTGCCAGTCCTTGGCCTTCAGGAGCTTCGGGGCGTCCGGGTGGCGTGCCGACAGGGAGGCGTAGATGGCCGAGCGGCGGGAGCCGCCCTGCATCACCTTCCGCCCGATCTCGTTGATCATGATCATCTTCGAGATCGGCCCGGAAGCGAACCCTCCGGTGCGCCGGATCAGGG